TTAAAATTCTTCTATTACATCAACCTTCACAAAAACATCATATTTAGCTGCCAACTCTTCCAGTTTCCTTTCTCTGTACTTGGTCACTGTAAAGAAATGAATAACTGGTACTTTCCCGTTATGCTTTTGTTTATAAATTTGTGTGAGTTCTTCATATTTTTTTAACTTCTCTTCATTCACTTTCATTTTCTGTGAGCGATCTATTTCAACTGCATGAAGTATACCTTCTTCATCGCGAAACTTCACATCAGGAATAATTCTTTTCTTCTCACCATTTTTTCTATATTTTATTTCTGTTTCTATTTGCCAATCATCAGGACAATATAAACGCAACCACGCTTCATTTCTTAATATCGCATGCTCCATTCTATTTCTAGAAACAACCTTTCCTTCCCCTAATAATGCATGCCCTTCTTTATTTAAGTAATAAACATATTCTTTATAGTAAGTAACACGACTAATAAAAGGCGCTAAATCTTTCATAATACGATTTGCATTCCTTATACCGCCCATATTATGCACACACATTAAATGCCGTCTGGTGGCAAATTGAAGCGTTCTAATCGTCGCAAGTATCATCATCTGACGTTCTTTCTTCAATTGTTTCAATGTACTCATCCTTCTCCACCTCATATTCTCTAAGATGTTTCCACATGATCTCATCTTCAATAAAAGGTACTTGTAACTCTGTGAAGGTGTCTTTCATGTAAATGGCCCTTCCTGGAATGGATGGCAGCACTTCTAATCCTGGCTGATCAATTACAACTTCAGATGCAGTACGTGTAGGTAATCTAAAACCTAATTTTGCATTAGACATCTGCTTTACTACTCTTGGTAATGAATCACTAGTAGGATATTGCGTACAAAAAACGATCCGAAAACCTAGCGCTCCACCTACTCGCGCAATATGACTAATCATATATTGACACTCTTCTAACATTTGATTATGCGGTTTTGGTAATCCTTTTGCTGGAGCTAATACCGCACCTTCATCGATAACAATAAAAAACCGATCTCTTTCTTTTGTATGAACAATATTCTTAATGCCGCGCTCTTTCATGAACTTTCCGCGCTCACTCATCTTCTCCATAACTTTTATTAACATCGCATGCGCTTGTTGTGGTGTTTCTGCTATCATTTCAACTTGCTGCAGTTTCTTATATTCACTAAACTCCAACCCTTCTTCTTTCAGATCAATTAAATAAAAATGTGCATGTTCAGGATTCGCTAATGATAAGGTAGTAAATATATTCTTTAAAAACACCGTTTTCCCCATACGAATTAAACCACCTATTGCCATATGTGGCGTGTCATCAAAATCATGATACATAATTCTTTCTAAACTCTGGCCAATAGGCACACACCATTTTCCTTTTATCACTAATCGTATAGACCAGTCCCATTTCTTCGGTATTTCTTTATGGAATACACGAATCCTCAATTTATAGTTATCGTATTTGATTCGAACAGGCTTATTTAATCCTTCACTTACAACATCCTCAACCTTTTGAATAATTTTACTTGGCATTCCAACAGGCAAGGTATAAATAAAAGTTGTGCTGCGATCATCATCGACTTGCTTTTGAAATTTCGGATAATGCAATTTGTCTTCTCTCTTAATCGCAATTCCAGATACCTCAAAGAACACTTGTATCTTTCGCCTATCATCATCTTTACGTTTGAACTTATCACCGAACAATGCAACAGTTAAACCTGCAGCTGGCACCAATAATAATTCGATCATTTTTCTCCCCCTTTTTATACCCTTAATTGGGTATAAAACTCCCTCGCAAGTAAACACCGTTCGTACAAGGGAGTTTCCTTGTTATCCTTAGCAACTCAAATTCCACAACCTTCTTCCTTTATAGAAACGCAAAGAGAACATAACGTAGAAGATATAAGAATGAGCCTGTAAGTGTTGTGTACATGGTCATACGTGGAAGCCAATATGGAACACTCTGGCCCATTTTCTCTGCAACCTTCATCGTAATAACTGACAAGCCAGTTGCCGTCCATACAACTACCACTTCACCAACGATTGTCATTTGAATCCCTCTTTTCGAATGAGTTGTAATCCCTTCGCTGTCATTACAGGCTGATACTCGTTGATAACGTCTCCCCATTCCAATACTTCATCTTCATATAAATCATCCATTATATCGTTTGATAAACGGTAATAACCTTTGTACTCACGATTGTTAAAAACCTTATGTCTTTCCATGTGGTCCACAATTGCATTTGTTTCTTTTTTACCACTTGAATCCCTATACATACCTCTTAATTCTTTTGATGGATACAGATAAGGCGTTTCGTTTAAATATGAATATTGCCAACGCATGCGCGCCCTCTCCCCTCTTGATGTCCTTAGTTCCACTTGGTATTCCTCGTGGTCTTGATATAGGTATATGACTTAGAAAGAGTTATATTGCCTGTCCATTTAAACTTTTCTAAATGTTCGTTGATTAAATTAAAGGAGGACACATTTCCATATGCGAATTGTATATAATTAAAGGGGTGATATTGTGCGATTAAAATGTAAACTTCGTGTTATTTTTGCTGAAAGAGAAATACGTCAAAAGGAATTTTCAAAACTTATTGGAATTAGTCAAACTACAATGAGTTCACTTGTTAATAACACGACACTACCTACCTTTCTTACAGCCTATAAAATTGCAAAGGAATTAAAATTGCACATGGAAGAAATTTGGATAGAGGAGGAGAATGAAAATGTATAAAAAACTTATAAGTATTTGTATTGGAAGTACCTTATTGTTAGGTCTAACAGCTTGTGATTCTTCTAAACAAAGTGAATCAAGTGAAAAAACGAACGTCAAATCTCAACCAGAAACTAAAAAAGATTTAACATCTCAGGATGAGTTAAATAAGAAGATAAAGCAAGATGCTGAAGAAGTTAGTTTTGTTAAGGCAAATGGAGATCAATACGAAAAAGGAAAAAGGCTTAAAGTCACCGGAACGGTAGATTTATTACTTAAGTCTTCAGCATTACCTTCATTTGTCATAAGTACAAACGAAAATGACGGCAAAGGCATGTACACTATTCAAATTATCCAAAGTGGAGTGCAAACGAACGAAAATGAAATAACACTTAAAAACGGTTTAAAAATATCTAAAGGATCAATAGTAACAATCTATGGCGCCTACGACGAAAAAGATAAAACAGGAATGCCTAAAATTAGTGCAACAGTAATTGAGCAATAAAAAAGGCCGCCCAACAGGACGGCTCTTATTTTTGTTCATCAAACTATTCTTTTGTTTTATTTATCTTTATACCACCAATCTTTTCTTGCGAGATACTCTTTAAAAGCTTGTAACTGTACATCTGACGTCGGGTCTGTAACGATATAAGTCAATCCTTCCGGGTTTATAATCGCCTTACCTGTCATGTTCAGTGATTTCAAAGCACCTACCGCATCAGGTAATTCATATGGTGAGAATGCCCCTGTTTGAATGATATTTTGTTTAGGCGCTTGTACAGATTCCTGTGTTGCTGATTCGGTAAACCAAGACAGTGATTTATTACCTATAAGTGAATTAAGATCACACTTACCAATACCAGGTACATTTCCCGTTTCTGTGTACTGCCAAATATCACAAGGATATGCTGGTTTATTACCGCCATAACGTGGAATCCATACAAAGTCACATCTTACGTTCGCCATACCGAAAGGTTCATACATATGATGACCAACATATAAACCCACTTTCTTAGCACCTAATCGGCGTAATTCATCGATAAACGCCTGTGTACCAGCTCTCATATCATCCATTGTCTTTACTTCCACATCAGCCACCCAAACCGTAGCACTCTTGTCACCACGGTTCCAAAAATCTTGTGCTTCTTTTTTCGCATCATTAATTGATACAAAACGGCAAAATGCATAATTACCAAAAGGAATGTTATGCTGCTTCATTGCTTGTACATATCCTTTATATAATGGATCTACATAATTTGAACCATCTTGCACACGAGCTATGATGAAATCAATGTATTGCTTTGCTAATGGCCAGTTAATATTACCGTTCCACTTAGAAATATCCGCGATGTTTCCCATTATTTATCGTCCCCTTCACTATTCACTTCATGATCAGACCAAATACCAAGTACAACGCCAACAGTAAATAAATATGGTGCCAATTCATCTAAGAAACTCTTTGCCTCTGGAACACCCAACTTCGTAAATAAAAATCCAAGCAAAGAAAAAACCGCAACCCATGTTTTCCAGTTGCGGAATCGTTTTTTGATATTTTCCTTATTCATTCTTCTCCCTACTTTCCTGCGAATTTGAATAATGCTGTAATAGCCCCAACGATAACAGCTCCTATAACTGTCGTACCTAACCAAAAAACTAATTTATCTAATCTATCCACACGCAAATGAGCGCTTTTTGCTGATTGCTGGGCTTCAATGGCAACTTCTTTGACATTACCGAGTGTATCAAGCTTGGTTTCTACTCTGGTCAACCCTACAAGTAATTCCTTCATATCATCGTGTTTTAATTCAGCCATCTTTTCACTCCTTTATTCAAAATAAAAAAGCCTGCTGCTGCACGCTTGTCCTTAAAAGCCGTATTTTATTGAAATGTTGATTGATTTTTCTTAATAAGATCCAGGTATCGCGAAAGTTGATTCTAAAACACCAGTAATTGTTACATTAACAGCATTTTGTTTTTCTTGTTGGATCGAAAGTGTATCATTAGGATCCATTACAACTGCAATATCAAGAAATTTAGTTTCTCCACCTGCAACAAGAATATCTTTCATAATATCGATTGTATTTAGTGTAATTGTTACTTTAGAGGCAACCGTGTCTGTATTTGTTAAAATCATTTTAGTGGCTGTAACTCTATTCCCTTGTTTCGCTTCATAAACAGGTAACTTTGCAGTTTGTGGAACCCCTACGTAAATTTTAACTGATTGTGTTTGTGTCATAATAAATTCCTCCATTTACATGTATTTAAAGCAAAATAAAAACACCCATTCTTTATTAGGCGTTTAACTGAAATCAAAATAATATTTTGTTGTTTGTTTAAACTGTTCGCCAGATTTTGTGACATACCCACTGGGACAAAATGAATTGTATAATTTTGCGTAACTCCCTGTGTTATTTACCCATGTTCGATTTCCAGGTAACGGGTTCGTTCGTTCTTCTTTATATACACAACTCACATTACTACCAATTAATACAACAGTTTGAACATTTTCTTCTTCAGGCGTATTTTCTCCAGCAACTGCTATATTACGAGTCACGTATGCTATATCACTGTAGAATGTATTCCATAAAGAAACTCCCTTATCATCCACCCTATATAGAGGTAAAGCGCCCATAATGGCCATTGTTAAAGTCACTGGTTCTTGGAATGTAATCACTTGTGATAAACTATATCCATCTTTCACATTAAAAATATGTTCTTTCCCTACTGTTCCGAATTGCTGTAATTCACCTTTTGTATATTGATTATCTCGATATAGCTTATTACGCTGCATAATCCTTAATTCGTCAGCCACAAACATTCCTACTGTATTAATCGGTATTACTTTCCCATCAATTGTTAAAATTACTTCCTCATTCACTTCATCACCATGATATAAACCACCGGTATAATCTGTCGTCTGCTTTTCTCTCAAAATAGTATCCATTGTTGTAGCTGAATTATCAATAATTGTCCTAATCGGAACAAACGTGTTTGTTCTTTTGTATTCCTTCACTGATTTTACAGACCATAACTTATAATTACTAGCTAAGACTGAGGTGTCTAATGCTTTTTCTGCAAATAACATATTAATACCTACATAATTACCATTTGACGCTAAACGATACACTGTAAACTCACTGCTTTGTTTATCTATTATAATTTTATTTACACTCGCTTTATCTATTTCAACATCCAAACGATAGTTATAATTTTCTTGGTGAATGACACAACCAAGACCGCGACCAGACTCTCCATTTGCAATATTCAAGGCGCTTACGAATACAGATCTATCGTAAGTTACCTCAAATATGAGACCCTCACTTGGTAAATCGATTGTTCTGGAAACAATCGTTTCAACTGGTTGCGGGAATTTATCATTTCTATAATTCAATAGTAATCTACGTGTGGAACTATCAATTCTTCCTGTATCATCCCTATTAAACTCGGATAACTGCATACCCCAATATGAAACACCACCTGAGCTATAACCATTACCGATCCATTCAATCATGTAATATTTATCTCGTTTTGCACCATGAACTTTCGCTGATAAAACCGCATTTTTCACAATATCTTGAACGTTGTTTATTATCCCATCACGAACGGTATTATATAACGGATATGTTACACCTGCATTTATCTTTTGTCCTTTAATATTTAATAAGGTACTTTCAACTTCTCCAGAGATACCTTTGATATATTTTTCTACATCAGTTCCAAACTGATTATATGAATTCTTAAATTGCAATCCGAAATCGTTTTTTTGTAACGGTTGGAAAGTAAAACTCATAGATGCACCCCCGAATCGCTTAGTTTTATTTTAAAATTCGTTTTTTAATACTTATCTATTAACCTTCTAGCCACACGCGGAACACACGCGCATACGCTTTCTTTCCTGCCACCTTGTTTCTCATTCGTAAATAAAAACTTTTAAGTTCACCATTTGGAACACCTAAATCATAAACAAGATCCACATCATCGTTTTGCGATGGTGCGCTAGTCTGTTTTGATGAAGCTTTACTCATGATTTGCTGACCGCTATCGGAAGAAACCATCGCAATTTCAACTTCTCCGCCTTCTTCAGTAAAAATCTGTGCTTTTAATTTTACATATCTTGTTTTATGTTCAAAGGTATAAAATTGGCAGCTATCTAAGACATCGTGTGTAGATGTTAACCACCAGCCATCTTCTACTACATTAATCCCACGATATGGAGGGTAATGTCCTGCGATATCAAATCCATACTGTATAGCACCACCGATGATTGTAGCAAAACCATCTTCTCGCTCAACACGAACAAGACCACGATGAACATCGAGGCCTCCTGCACCAATATGAACGTATGCGTTTGGATCGTCAGGAGAGATATACCAATCTCCTGTATGATCAGAAAAATGATTAGAGTTTCTGTACAATCGTTTTAATGCCAGACTTAAATTACCACCATCATCTAACAATTGTTGTACTTGTTTCTGCGTTTGTTGGAACTGGGCTTGTATTGCACTCATCGTTTTGAGTTCTTTAAATGTACTCAATTCAATGATCGGACTCTTTGTTTGATCAGTCGGGTCATCCTCTATTTCAATGACACGAATCTTTATTTGTACATCTGCTTTTTCATAAAACATATAAACGTAATCACCATAATTAAACTTGTGTAATGGTGATAATCCATTAGCAATTAAATTAACAATACTAATTTTGAAACGTGTATCTGGCACATCATTTATTTCTTTTTTACAAGCTTCTAGTAAAGTTTCTTTTGTTTTATATCGCTCGTCACGAATCGGTTTTTGATGAATCCTTCCATATACCTTAGCCATTGGAGACTCGTATTCAACCATAAATTCATTGCCGGCAGCATCTTTTCCATACCCTCTAATATAGGTAGCAAAGTTTGCCATATCAGTATCTTCTTCAAACGTTTTTAAATTATGTCCATAACGGAATTGTGCGTCAGTTTCTGCGCCAATTTGATTTTTAAAGGTGATTGTTTTTGTTCTATTATCAATTTGCATTTCAGCACCATATCTGTTCAAAGCCTTCTGTAGTAAGGATGATCTTGTATCATCTCCGAAGTTTTCGAATGTTGTTACTGCAAATGCCCCTTGATTAATGTACTTCCAATTCGTCCCATTAAAAATAAAATCCATACATTGCTTAAAATTAGCGTATCCATTATATAAATTGTATTGCCAATCCATCATGTCATCGAAAAAAATATGAACAGCTGAGATAGACTTACCATAATGACCACGCTTATTTACTCCTAAGATTACATATTCATCACCAAATTGATCTTGTATAATCGCTCTTTCGTCCACAAGATTATAGGCGTGTGCTACGTTTGGAGTATTTAATAAATAAAAAGAAAGAGAGTGTTCACCATTCACACGTCTCTTTCTCTTAACTTCTTTATAATCTGTTAGCATTTCTGTATGTCCATTTATTCCATGTATTATTAACATAACATCACCTATCACCTATAAATAATAAAATCTAAAGTCGAATTTGATTGTAAATTCTCCAATAGTTCCATCTAAAACAAATTCATTCCACCCAGGTTGAAGAGTAATCAATCCCCAGTTTGTACTTTTAAAAATGCTTCCTGTACCTGGCTTGTATGATTTCACACCATCTAACAAAATCCAATCTGTAGGAAGCATTTCTTTGCTATAAGACCAAATATCCCCTGTAGTTATATTCTTGATAGCTAAATTATTACTTGCTCCAATATACTTAATTTGTAGTGGCATAGACCTAGGATCGATTGTTACATCTCCTGCATTGTAGATACGAAAGGATGTTGTATTATGCGTATACTTTGTATCCTCTGCAATTAAACCTTGACCAATTTGCCAGAGATTTGAATCAAAAGTAAAAGAATCCATTGTTGTACCAATGGATTCTAAAAATACGGAATGGATTACAAAATCGATTGTAAATTTCCCATCTTCTAACGTTTCATAATCTATATCAAATTCACTATCCACTGAAACTTCCATGCGTTTTCCTGGTTGCAAATCCCTTATAATATAAAATTTTTCTAATGGATTAAACATCTGAAAAATCTCATCTCTAAATAAATCAAAATCTACAAAATCAAATGCCTCTATCGATATAGTAGAAGTAATTTTTCTATCTTTTAAAGTTGTACCATAGTATATAGAACCATGCTGCCCTTCAATAGATTCTGTTTTATGATCGGGTGAAGGTGAAAAGATTTGAAAAGACTCTACCCATAAGTTTTTATCATGTAAATCTATGGGTAGAGTCTTTCCGTTTTTATACTGTATTTTAAAATTGAATACACTTTTATTAGGGTTAAAAAGAGCCGTTCTTGTCATTTACTCACCATCCAAATTTCTCTTTATACTGCGTGTTTTTTCCACCCATTTGATCAATGTAAGAATATTGGTTTCTCGCTACCTCTTGACCATCTAGTTCACTTACTACTGTAATATACATTGGCTGTTGGATTTTAGCTGCAAATGTTGTTAATCCCGAAGAGATTATCTCTTGTCTTGATTGACTATAACTTTCAATGCCTTCTGTATTAGGTTTCGCCCACTCGGCCATATTAGATGCTGCATCTTGGACAGATGATTTCATCTTATCAATACCGTTAATCAAACCTTTTCCTAAGTTAACCCCTATCATATCTCTCATCCAACGAGATGGTGAATGGATGCCGAGTGCACTTGTAATTCGATCTTTAATACCACTCGCTGTTTCTGTAATCTTATCCCAAATATTCCCGACCATTGATGAAATACCGTTTAAAAGTCCTTCCATAATATTTCGACCAATGTCAGTTAAGTTAATTCCAGATAAGAATGAAATTATGTTATTCCAAATATTTGATACGGTATTATATATGGCATCTAATACACTTGATGTTGCGGAACTAGCCGCATTCCATCCAGCTGATATAATACTTCCAACAGCTGACATAACAGATGAAATTACGCTACTAATACCATTAAAAATGGATTGCACTACTCCCCATACAGCGTTTAAAACACTAGAGAAAATGGATTGCACTAAATTCAGTCCACCAGTCACAATAGAACCTATTAAGGACATGGCTCCTTGAATAATACTTCCAATAAGAGACATTACACTAGACGTAATTCCTTTTACCGCTTCCCAAGCACCACTCCAATCACCCTTTAATACCGATGTGAACAATTTTATAATATTAGTAATAATACCAATAACAGATTGGATTATAGCCATAATAGCTGGAAATACAGCTTGCACAATCGACAAAATAAATTGAATTGCTGGGATTAATACACCTTGGATTACTAAAGCTACCCCCTGTAAAATGGCAGAAACTATTGGCATTACAGCTTGAATAATCGCCATTACTACTGGGAATACAGCTTGTACAACCTGTAATATAAGTGGAATTACAGTAGTAGCTATGATTCTAATAACTTCGCCAAACAACTTTATAATCTCAATTACAATTGGAATTGTTGTTTGAATGATAGAGACAATGATCGGAAAGACCTGCTGGAATATTGTAAGGAAAATCGGTAATGCTTCTTGTACAATAATTACAATAATATCCGCAAAGGTTTTTATAAGTACAATCCAAACCCCTACCGAAGCTTGAATCACATTTAAGATTACTGGGAACACTTCTTGCACCACTTGAGCAAGCATAGGCATTACTTCAGTTGCTAATCCCGCAAACATTTGTACTAATCCTTGAATTACCTCTGTTATCATTGGCATCAATGCAATTGTCGTATCAGAAAACATCTTAATTAAATCTGTAATAAGTGGCATAGATTGTTGGACTGTTTCAGCAAATAATTTAAATAAATCTGCTGCTAACGGCATAACTCCTGTTACAACTTCACCAAACAGACTAACAATCGTTGAACCTAACTCCCCAAATGCTGCTCCCAATTCAGCAAACGCCGGGCCCAATGATGCAAAACTTTCCATGATGACTTGTCCGGTCTTTTGAAACTCTGGTGCTAATGGTGCAAATGCATCAATAAAACCTTGTGCCAGTGAGGTTATAATTGGCATAATGACAGATGCAATAGAAGTAAATACACCCTGAATGGTTTGCCACGCTGACATCAAAGCCCCTTTAGCCTGATCATTTGTATTTATCAGTTTAAATATCGTTGCACCTAACGAAGCTATAATTGCAATTACCCATCCAACAGGACCTGTTACACCTAAAAATGTTAATCCTAAGCGGACAATCAATGGTGTGAGCGTTGCGATTGTATTTCCTATCGATGAAAACGATGATTTAATGAATTCTACAATTGGAGAAATTGCGGAACCTAAACCGCTGAATATATTTGATAAAGAAGAAATCTTGCTTTGGAGTGTATTTCCAATAGCATCTCCTATCTCACTAAATTTTACTTTTATAGATTCTACTAAGCTACCTATTGCATTTCCCATAGCTGAAAATTTATTTGGAATAGTCCCAAGAAAATCCCCAAAACTATTTAATGCATTTTTCATAGCTTCTATTGCTGTTGTCGTCGCATTTTTTATTGTTTCCCATGCATTAATACAAGCATTTCGAAATGAGTCATTAGTTTTCCATAAATGCCTTATACCAACAACTAAGGCGGCAATTACAGCGATAACCCCTATAATAATTGCGATAGTAGAAAAAAATGATGCTGCGACCGCCCCTATGCTCAATTGGGCATACGTGGCATAACTGGCTAAACTAATAAATACAGGACCTAAAGCCATAGCGGCTCCAACAAGGATTCCAAGAGCGGTTACAACCGTTGTTATAGCTGCCGCTAATGCTGGATGAACTGAAACTAATTTTGCAAAAGCACTAATTACATCAGCGATTACACCTAAAACGGGCTCAAGAGCTATTTTTAAATCTGCAAGTGCTTGTTTTAGCTTAACTGCTGGGCTAGCATCCATTTTATTTATTGCATCATTTAATTGATCTTGATTTTGCTTACTTTTGTCTTGTACGTTGGCTAGACCTTTATAAACAGCAAGCATATTCTTGCCTTGATCTTCCCATTTTGTTTTAAAAACTTCTGTCGCTATAGCGTTTTGTAATGACTTATCTTTAATACCATCAATCCACGTTGCGACCTCAGCCATTGCCTTTGAACCGCCTTCTCCACCTTCAGCAACAGCCTTTCCCCATTCCTGCATTTGCTCAGTAGATAAATCAGTGCTTTCTAGTAAATCAGACATTGCTTTCGGAACTTCTTGTCCGAAAGCTGCCATATTGATACGCCCCTCTTTGACTCCATCATTGAGGTTATCAATATTCCAAGTTTTAGTATTTATTCCTTGTTCGAAAATAGACTGTATTTCTTTAGTATTGAACCCTGCATTTTTCATCTGCATTCCATACTCTGCAACGGTATCTAATTGTTCAGGTGGAAATCCAGCTTTTAATAATGAATTCATTAAAGCTATTGCTTGTTTGTTTGATACCCCTATTCCAGCTGCAACTTCATTCGTTTCTTGAATTAACTCTGTAAAATCTACGCCGGCATATGAGTTCGCAATGACGCCAGCGCCTTTTACAATAGAAGTATTAACCGCATCTGACGCACCCTTATTCAACGCCCATTGTCTTCTTGTGCCCTCGAGTGCTTCTTCCACATCAACACCATACGCTTCAACACCGCGAACCGCTTCTTCCACGGATTTTTTAGATGATGCTGGGACTTCGAAAGTCACATCAATTTTTGTTTTTAATTTAGAAACATCGAGTGCTTGTTCAATAGCTCCTGAAATACCACCACCAGCCATTAATCCACCTAACACATTTTCCAAACCAATATCCAATTCTTCGAAACTATGAGCCGCTCTTTCCGCTTCTCGTGAAAGTTCCCTTAATTCATTTCTTACATTTTGTATAGAATTCCCATCATCGACAGAACGAAGTGAACGTTGTAACTTCTCAATATCAGTTTCTGCTCCTAATGCTTCTCGACCAATTAATTTAAGCGCTTGTTCTAACTGTCTAGCCGTTGCTGTGCCGCTTCTAATTGCGTTCGTTAGATTATTCCCTAATGTATTAGAAAAATGGTCTACACTCGTGCCAGTAGCATCAAAAAACGTCTTTAACTGTTTTGTTGCATTTTGTTGTTCTTGTAAACTTCTATTTGTTGCGCTTAATTGGTTTTGTAATTGCTGTTCTGCTGTTCTAGCTTGTAAAAGTTGTGTTTCATATCTTTGGATTTCACTTGAATTTTCGCCATATTTCTTTTTAGCTTGATCTAACTGTTGCTGATAGTTTTGTACTTTACTAGCTGCAACAGTATGCTGATTCCCTAAATTATCTATTTTCAAACGTAACTTTTCTGCTTCCGAAGCATTTTCACCAAGTTTAGCTTTTTGGAGCTCATATTGAGCATTTATCTTAGTAAGGGAAGACTGTAACTGTTCTTCTTGTCCTTTTAGCTCTTTTAGTTTTTGCGCTGCTTTAGCTGTTTCACTTGTTCTTTCTTGCGCGGCTTCTTTTGCTTGTTTCAAGCTATCAGAAGTTTGTTTAATGCTATTTGCTAATTGTTGTTCTGAAATTTGCTGACTTCTTAATTTAGCCTCTAACTTAGCCACTTCGGCCGAATTTTCTCCATACAATGCTTTAGCACGTTGTAAGTGTTCCGCTGTTGCTTGTGTTGCCCTTTGTGCAACTGAATATTGTTGCGAGAGATTCTTAAGCTTTGCCTGTAATTTTTCCGAATCAGAAGCATTTAACTTCATCTGTTCTTCTTGTAATTTCATTTCTTGACGAAGCTTTTTTGATTCTTGATTCATGCCTTTCATAGCATCATTAAAATCTTTATTCTGCGCTTTAAATATAACTTCTACTTCCGAATTATTTCTTGCCACATTCTCACCTACCTTTCTTTCGGATTATTACTCCAAGCATTGAACGCCGTAATCCCTGCGTAAATCCGCTCTACAGAAGAAATAGGTGCATGCCAAAAAGTCTCTGGGTCAATACCAGAGACTAAGCAATACAGCACATATAAATCCTCTACACATTCAATTTTTGTGTCAGGAGTTTTTAGTTTTTTTTATCTTTCCCGCTTTTTTCTGTACTTTTTTGGAATGCTGCTGCAAATTGATTTGGATCTTGATTGATTACATCTGTAATTAATGTTGCGTATAATTGCATGGATTCAACTAATGGTTCGTGGAATCTTTTTAGGAAATCCTCATATGATAAATTTTCTTTAGGATTAGCTCCGCTAAACGCTAAATAAATGATTTTATGCATGTTTGTTTGATCAATTTGACCTAAAGCTTCTAAATCAGTATTTTCTTCTTTGTTCATACCATCTAATGCTTGGAACTTTAATAAATCATTAAAAATTGAACTCTCAATAAGTCCTAAGTCTTTACCTTTCTGTAATGCATAATTCGTTAAAAAAGCCGGGTGTTTTGTTTCATTAATAAATCTTGTTTCAAATACACCTTCAACGTTCACTACTTCAAGGTCTTTTAATGTTACTGTTTGTACTTTCATTTTTGGTTCCTCACCTTCATTTTTTGTTTAATCTAATAGAAAAATCCCTATATAAAATCAGGGCTTTTTAAGGTGCTGGTGTTGTCTCTTTTACAAGAGCTGAATTGAATTGTGTATGCCATTTTTGTGCAATTGTTGCATCTGATAGCTCATCCACAAAAGCTTCATAATAAAATTTATTTAATTCATCAGGCAATGCTGTAAATTCTAATTCCATCATTGCTAGCTCTTCCTCACCATTTGCGATAGAAAATTTAAATCCTGTAGAGTTTGAGCAATTAGCAAAAGCAATTAATTTTACAATATCCTGGAATTCGTCAACTACATCCGCTGTAAATACAAAATCATTGCCTTTTGATTCACTACCATATGCCCATACGCCAGTTTTCAATCCTGATGTATCAAAACCAAAATAATCTCTTGCTACTTGAACAGGAATATGTGCGGAAACAGTGATTTTAATTTCAGTAGTTTTAGTTTTCTTTTTCATCGTAACTCCGCCACATATTTTTTTAATTTCTTTAATTTCTGGTTCCCCTTCGACCGTCCCTACACACCCAAACTTTGTACCAGGTTCCTGTGTACCATTTTTCTTAAATTGAATACTCGCATTGACAATCGATACCGAATCAAACTCTTCAATCGTTTTAACCATACTAGAATTCCTCCTCTAACACTTTATCTACACCTTTGTGTAGTTTTTCTATAATTTTTGGTTTTGCGTTCATAATCCCTCGTTCTGCAAAGCGTTGTTCTAATGGGTTATGCGAACCTCTTCCTTCATTCGGGAAAACTAAATAACCAAAAGATCCTTTTTTATTAGCTGCTCCACCACGAGCCATTACCTTGAAACCTAAATTCATCTTTTCACTTTTTGACCAGTTACTATTTTTGGCATGTGTTTTATTTCGAACACTCCACTTAGAACGAGATACCCGAATAAGCTTTGTAATTTCTTCTGTTGCAATTTGTATACCGACCGTATGAAGGACGGTGTTTACTGCAGGTTCCATTTTACTTGGTAACATCCGCATCTTTTCTTCAAGCTTTTCTATCGCTTCATAATCAACTTCAAATGCATTCAATTGGAATCACCCTCTTAAACGTAAAGACAACACGGTCAATATAACGATCTGTATCTTTCACTTGAAGACGGTCGCTTTTAGTAACCACAAAAGATACCATTTTCACCTTACTAATCAATGAAATAATATCAATTACCTGTTCATCTAACTCATCTTGATTTTCAGATAAATAACTAATATATATATTTTGAGAAATTGTACGTTCATTTGAAGACGGCTGAAACTCCCCATATTCCAAAACGAAGCAATTATATCCCTCTTCTGTTAATTGTGATTCCTCATCTTCCGCTAGCTCATCTTCCACAACTAATAACTTAAATGCATTGTCGAGGGTTTCTTTAATACCCTTTCGTTGCTCCTTCATAAGCTTTTTAGATTTTTCATTCACGAGATTTCACCGCCTGTTGTAAATAAAAGAAAAGATATTGTTTGTTAGAATCATGATCAGTTTTAATAACGTCATATTCGATTCCTTCAATCAGCACCTTGAGTTTGTTCTTATTTTTTCTTCTAAATGAAGGTGGATACAACGTTTTTACCTTTAAATCTAAGCCAGTTGTTAAAACACCAACTATTTGATAATCACTGTCACGGAAAGACATTTCCTTATAGGCAAGTTTGCCATCTGCATGAAATTTCTCACCTATTCTTTTTCCGGCTTCAGAGCGCGAAGTCTTTTTATAACCGTATTCTAAAAAGCCATCGTTAAAGGTTTCTCTATACGATTTCAGAACCATTAACAACACCCACTCTTCCTATTGCCACATCTAAAATAAGTCTAGACAATTCATTCTTATAATTCTTTTCGAATTCATCGCCAGCGTTGTTATAAACATATCGACAACGTTCTAGCAATAACTCTTTAGGTGTTAACTCCTTAGAAAAATCAAAAGACGCATTCGTCAAACGAAACAAATACGCCTTTCCTTTATCTAAAATACGATTTAAATGAGCATCTTCTTCGTTCCAAGTGATTTTAAGAACATCTTTTAATTCATCAAGAAGAGTATCTTCCAATACAATCACCTACTTATCTTCTTGGTTAGGTTCTTCTTGATTTAACTGCTTTTCCTTAGCCTTGCTTGTCGTTTTTGCTTTTTCAAGTTTAGGTCCTAAGAAAGCAATTTGATATTGATTTTCGGTTGATTGTAAATATTTCACGCGTTTAGAATTAGATTTAAAATCAGGTTTAGGATATTGCTCACCTTTTTTGTAAGTAATACCCTCATGCTCTTTTTCAATGAAATCATTTAATACTGGGTACATAATATTCACTCCTTTTAAGGCGTTGGCGTTCCCTCTTTGTCTCCTAATTTACTAATATCAAAAACAAGGAACGATTTATTATCTTTTGGACGACCGTTTGCATATTGTTTAGCAATATATACACGCTCATCTTCAATAAATCTCACTTCATCAGAGAATTCGATTTTTTGAACAGATCCCACGCCTAAAAAGTAATCTTTCGCCATTCCAGTTACCGCTTTTCCATTAGGTACTTCTGTTGATTGAATAAATTGAATAGGAATTGCCGTATTTTGGACATATTCTCCATTTGCATTTTGGAAAGTAATAGCCGGGAAAATACGCGCCCAATAATCCATAGGATTTACAACCATGATTACATTTGCTACATTTCGTTTTCCATTGTTCGTTAGTGGAGCCATAATTTCTTTTCCTAATGTTTTAGGCGATAAATCATTTAACGCGACTGCTGCTTTGTCTGGATAAATACCACCAACTACAGACCCATCCAAATCTTTCATCATACCTATAGGCTGCTCTTTACCTGTACCACTAATTACAGCTTGTTCAAGTGCAATATACATAGATTCCATCAAAACTGTTCGAACATAACGATCCAGCCATTCAGGACCCAAATCTAACATCGCTTTACAAACTGGAATATATGCGCTTAATTTGTAAAGGTTTAATTGAACTTTCTCAAATCCTTCATCAATGACCTGTTTAATGTCATCGCATAATTTCCCCCACCAAGCTGCTGGAATTTCACCTTTCTTCATAATCCATTCTGTTAATCCTGTTACATTAATAAAATCAATCGCTTGAAGTAAAGGACGATTTCTTACTAATTCTTCAAACACGCGGTCTATAACTGTTGCTGGGATTAATTTTTCAACACCTGCAAATGCTTCACCACTTGCAATAACTTCATTGTAGTATGCTCGCTCTTCGTTAGTTAAAGCATGTAAACCTCGGGAATTTAATACCGCTTGATTATTTAAGTTGCTTGCGATTTCACTTTGAACAGCTGGCGTTACTTCATTCAAAATATTAGTTTGAATTACATTCGCCATTTTCGTCATGGCTTTGGCATACGCATCATTATCATTTTTTTCAACAGCTGCTTTAAATTCATTTTTAACGTCTTCCATATTACTATTTTCACGATCTAGATTGTTAATCGTCATAATTTTGTCTCCCTCCAAAATAAAAGAACTACTTGTTAATACTCAAGTAGTTCATCATCATATTAGTTATTTGATTTGTAGGCTCTTTAATGTCCTTAACCTGTTTTGACTCTTTTTTTTCTACTTTTGCTGCGTACTTCTGAAGTAGGTTGTTTTTCACATCTTCTGGGCTTTGCTCTTTGCTAGGCTCTTCAGTTTCGTCCGCAATTTCATCGCACAACCCAAATGCCTTACATTCTTCTGCTGTTAACCATGTTTCATTCTTTAATAACTCTTCCATTTCAGAACGTTCACCTATAAATCGATCCATATAAGTATTTGTAACTGACTGATCTATCTTATCAAGTGCATTTAACTGTTGTTCAAACACTTCTCTATTTCCCCATGCAAATGTAGAAGCGCGATGAACCATCAACATTGAATTTGCTGGCATAATAATTTCATCCCCAGCCATAGCTATTAACGATGCTGCTGAAGCCGCGATACCATCTACATGAACAATAACTTTTGACGAATGTCTTTTTAGCTGGTTATAAATTGATATACCATCAAAAACACTACCGCCAAATGAATTGATATATAAATGAATGTCACCATCTTTAACGTTACTTAATTTACGCTTGATTGCGTTAGCGGAAACTGACTCTTCCCACCAACTTTCACCAATCGTTCCGTAAACATAAATATCGTTTTCGCTTTGATTTTTTGGTTTTTCTATATTTAAATACTTTTGAAACGCATCATTTTTATACATTTTATTCACCACCATTATTTTCACCTCCCTCCAAAGAATCAGCTTCTTGATAATTCTTTGTAACAAAGCGCTTATTCGCCCATTCTTCTTCAAGTGGCTCTCTGCCCAGAATGATTAATATATCATTAATAGATAAACCGCCAATCGCAAAGAGTTTATCCAATGCTGTTGCTAGTTTCGTAATATCTACAACTTTAATCTTGGTTGTATCAATTTTTAAATATGTTCTTTGAATATACTCTTCCTTTGTGTACATCTTTCGATTGAACTCATCTTGTATTAATTCCGCAATCGGGTTAATGCAAAATGCTAAGAATGAATCCATTTGTTTTTCGATATCAGCTACATCGCCCTTTAAAATTCCAATGGGTACATGAAAAGCAATCGCTACATAATTAAATATGTCACTAATTAAATCGCTAATATCACGGCTTGTACTATTGTTAGAGACTCCATTTTTACTATCACTCATATCTTCAAATTCATAACCGTTTTGCAATTGAAAGGCGGAGCCTACTTTATCAGCGTTAAACCAGTTCTTTAATTGATTTTCAAACATTTCATTAATAGCATCTTGAGTTTCCTCATCTTGTGCTCTTAAAAAATCTCCTTTTATTAACAATCGCTTGTTATTTTTCCTTTTATAATAATCAATAGACGACGCTAGCAATTTACCAAAGCTACTATACATTCCGTCAATAACTTGCATGACATTACGATCATTTAACTTAAAATGAAACACTTCTGATTCATTAAATGGTTTGTCAAAAGTGAAATCATCAATCGTTATGTCATTATAAATATTTTCTTTCAGTGCAAATTTATTAACACTAAAAGAATCAGCTATATACAATTGTTTATTTTGCATAATGACTACACATTCATTTTCCATAATTAAATGATTAACCAAGCTATGCATAAATTCGGATGCATTCTGATTTTGATTAGGCTGTACATTGAGCAAATAATGATTGTTACCACGTTTTTCTTTCCCTTTTTCAAAAGTTTGAAATTCACACCTTGTTAAAGCATTTGCTATTAAATCGATACAACTTTCTACAGCTAACTTTTTATAAAAATAATCAATTCCTAGCTCGTAAAAGCACGAGTCTAAAGTAATTGTTTTTTTATTACCAAAGAAACTTTGCATCCATTCTCTTAATCCCAAATTCTCACCACCTTTTATACGCTAAATGATTTGAATATCTTTTTAACATTATCTTTTGTTAAGGCGTTTGACTCTTTTAGCTCACTATCAAAATTAAGGGCATGTAAAAAAGCGAAAAAACCATCTGTTTTTCGCTTCTCTTTATCAACCTTCTTATATTCAATATTGCCATTCATTTTTTCTTCTTTATATACATTCCCAACATACCAACGCATAAGCGGATCATCCCCAAATACAATTGTATGTTTGATAAATATCTCTTCTACAAGTGGAGCAAGTTTGCTATGAGTTGCTGGACCACGACGAACAATTTCAATTTCAAAACCTGCTGCTTCAAGTGCCTCTTTTAAAATCGCTGAACGATATAAGTCCATGCTAACTTTTTTTATACGGTATTTCTTATTCATCATGACGAACCAATTCAGCACATGTTCCGCACTAATTGATTTATCGTAAACAACAGTAAGCAATCCCTTTTCAATAGCAATTCGAATGATATCCTGATTAATATCTTGTAACTTAGGCGCTGTATGGTGCATGAATGTATGGTGCATCCAATAACGTTTCCCATCTTTTTTGAAATATATCCCTACTGAACAAAAGTCTCGAATTTGAGCAAAGTCAACCGCTCCAATACATTCAATCCCCTGCATATTATCAGGAAATGGCTGTTTCGTGGCTAACCTTTCCTCATAGGTAGCAACTTCTTTCCTTGTATCTTCGACGGGTAAATTCATTCTTTTTGTCATAAACTCAATTCGTAATGCACTATTACGTTTCATATCGTGGTATTCTTTACGCATTTTATGCTGTAGATTTTCATTATACCTATATGAAGGATTCGCCTTTTCCCACATTGACTCATCATGAACTTCTTGCTCATTATCAAGCTTACATATGAAAGGAAATAGTGTAGAGTCTGGTAACTCTTTGTTTAATACCATTTGAGCTTCTTCTTTCATATCATCCAATACTCCACCGCGGACATTTCCATCTGTTGTAATATAGAAAATCCTTGGGTCCTTCTTTTTACCTAAACCAGATGTAAAAACTTTTATATTGGAATAATCTTCATATTCATGTAACTCATCAAATATTACAGCTCCACTTCGCTTACCATCTTTTGTACGAGCATTTGATGTATTAAATTCAAACTTAGATTTTGTTTTCAAATGTTTTATAAGTATTTTTGATTTGTAAAAAACCTTTTTTAACTTTCTCACAAATTTAGGTGTTTCTAAAATATCGTAAACATCTTGAAATGATGTCTTAGCTTGATCTTCAGATGTTGCTACAATGTCTATATCATAATTTTTAATTCCATGGTGCCCACTCAACATATAAAAGCTGTCATAACTTATATATCCGTTTTTACCTGCACCGCGCCCAAGTAATAGCAAATACCTATCAAACATAAGACGACCATCTTCATAACGCACACCGTAAATAAATGCATTACAGAACCTTTGCCAAGCGAAAAGAGAAAAAGAAAAGTAGGGGGCTGGCTTCTCTACCGAATTTTCAATAGCCTCTGCATCTATCACTACACCTGGTTGGTCTAACTTCCAACGAAGGAACTTCATAAGTAACTTTTGTTCTTCACAACTTTGAATTTCTCCATTCTCGACCATCCGCATATACTCATCGATGTATGGATGATATTGATATGTAGTTGGAAATCTAGATGTCATCGTCATCATTACCTTCATCATATATTGGTTCTTTCAAACCAAGTACTTTCAGTAATTCCGTCATGCGCTTGTTTGTCTCACGAAATTCTTTTGTAGCTGGATTTGCCTTAACTCCTTTTTGACTCTCACTGTTTTGCCATTCAATCATAGGTCCATTCTTTTTCATTTCTCTTGCTAACTTATTTTTCGTATCAAACAATGTCATGTAATCATCAACAAGATCAACGTAGTGCATACCATGCAAACCACTTACTTCCAATTGTTGTAATAAATCTTGCTTTATCTGTGCTTTTTTTGATAGTTTCCGCACAAGTACCCCCCCTCTTACTTTTTAATTTGCAAAAATGTTTTAACCGCTCTCCTCCCCCCGTTGAATGGTCCTCCAAGGAAAAGCCAAACTTTTTGACCGGGGGGTGTTTAAGAAACTAATTCAAAGTACCCTTCAATAAAATCCAAAATAAAAAAGGCTTCTTCACTAGAAATCTTTAAAATATCTTTTGTGAATATTAAATTCTCTTCTTCTTGTAATCTTTCTCTTACATCAGTAAGCTTAAGCCGCTTGCACTTCCTTGAGTTCACACAGTCTCTTATCTGACAGTAACGCCAGTAAGAATACTTTCGGAACTGATTAAGCATGTCACGCTCATACGATGTACGCTCGTCCTTCTCAGCATATTGAATCATTAAGTCCGTATCGAATGTCCAACTACCATCCACAATTATCATAGCTACCACCGTTCCTCATTAACGAACTTAGGTACCTTCTTCTCGACCTTATCTAATCGATCGTGTACTTCGTTGTGACATCTAATGCATAAGCATTGTAGGTTATCCAAATCCATCGCCAAGTGTGGATGTGTCTTCACTTCTTTAAGGTGATGCACATTCTCAGCAGCTTTGTATTTACCTTTTGACTTACACATCTGACATTCATAATTATCACGCTGTAAAGCCTTTATCCTCAGCGCTCTCCATTCTTTAGACTTATAGAACTTCATAAGCTTTCCTTCTCTTATGAGCTTAATATAGTCCATTGTTAACACACCGTCCTTGCTCTAATACATTTAGGCTTACGATCTATAACCTGTGACTTCATCACTTTATGTTTAACATATCCGTATACTTGTTTAGGTGTTGTTGGTTCATAGTCATAATCTAGGCATTGTGTAAAAGCTCTAGCCATTTCCATTATTGATTCCCAATTATCTCGAATCCAATTGCTGATTACACTATAAGCTTCATATAACTTATGGAACTCTTTTAATCGAGACTCAACGTCCTCTCTCATTGCCTCACCCCTTGTCTTTCTTTATAAGCACTCGTTCAACATCACACGAACAGATGTTCATATTCTTCTTGTAATAGTTATTAATCATGAATTGTAGCATGTCTATTTGCCTCTCCGTTAATGGCTTACCGTTACATTTCGTTCTTCCATTAAGTTGTATATACTTATTAATCTTATAAACATCGACAAAAGCACCCTTGCATTTCGGACAAACGGTTACTTCTTGATATTCATCTTCTGGTGCTTGATATGTTTTAATTTGATAGTCACAAGCTAAACAACGTCTAAGAACATTACACATCTATCCTCACCCCTTATCTTTCTCTAACAAATCATCCATCAACTTATTGATTACACTTGCTATAGACTCTTCTTTCTCTTCAAGTGTCGCGTCCTCTTGTAATTCGTCTAACACTTTGATTACATCTGGCAATCGCTCTAATCCAACATACTGTTTTATTTTCTTTCTACTACGAAGAGCACGAAGGATTATACCAATGGCCATTGCTTTCTCAAGCTTATTTAGTTCCATCCGCCTCACTCCTTATCATCATTTGATAACCATGTTATTTTCTCTATCTTAAAACCCTTTTGTTCTTGTTCCTTCTCGAACTGTTTATTAATAAATCTATCGATAAAAATACTCATAAAAATTCCGAATGAAGTGCCGTATAAAAAAACTATTACCCAAGTCATTACTTCATCCTCCTCAAAAATAAAAAAGCACCCGAATGGATGCTTTACTCTCAATCATTAATTTATATTTCGCTTGTGGTACGTGAAGTTTTATTCTTTTTCCAATTACCTAATGTTGTTACACTCATCTGCGTCAACATTATTAAGTAACTGGAAGAAGAGCAAAAGCTCTCCTTATTAACGGTAACATTCAATCAGTACCATCTGCTGGTTTCGGATTTTATGTGCCGTCATTATGAAGCCGTTTAGAAATTTATAAACAACATAGTGAGTTGTGTTTTCCGCCACTTCTCACAATACAAATATATCATGTTAAAAACCAAAACGTGTCCGTAAATAGTTCGCAAATAGTTCACGAATAGTTCGCGTTTATACAGTTAAAGATACCACTTTACATTTTGATGATACCCAATTATCTGTCTGACTAACTTCATGATTCACTTCTTTGGCGAAACTAATCAAAGATTCTATATTCTCGTCCAATTCATATACATTACTTCTTATAAGTTCTCCAGGATCAACTTTCGACATAGAGTAACGCCAATGAATTTCGCCTTTATATTTAATAAATTCAAAGGCGTTGTGATGTGAAACTTCAATGATAGCTGCTTCCCCATCACTACCTTTTCCAACTATAAAAATCGTTTGCTGAGTGGTTGGTGCAGCATTATCCTTTAATAATTTACTTATTTCTATTGCCACATCATCAACCGTAAAGTTTTCTTTTATTAAACTAAAAATCTTTGGTCCTATTATCCGCGAAAAGAAAACGTCCCCACTAAATCCTATCAAAATATTCTTATTAGCTCGAACTACTTTTTCAACATCATCATAATACTCAGTCTCATCAATAACAGATGTTCGCCTATAATCACCAGATAAAACACATTGGTTTCCTTTAACTATAGCGGTAAGTAAAGTCATTCTTTCATCCTCCTTTTAATTAATTATAACGAATTAGCAATACCTTCTTCCACTTTCAAAATCATTTTGCTGTTCCTGCTTCAACTGCTCCTTAATTTTCATCGTTGTTACATCTTCATATCGAATCATTTCATCATAGACCACTACATCACATTTTAATCCGTTTTGCTTATTATCATTATTACACATCGTTTTTCAGCCTCTTTTCGTATGCTTTTAATTAAATATGTCCCTTTATTATTAAAAATGAATTAGCTATAAACTAGAGTGTGTTAAATTCACCTGTACGCATTTATCTCATATGTATCAAGCCTTCATGTGTTATTACGAAAATGAATTTGACACGTTCAGTTTGTAGCTAATTCAAAAATTGATAAAAAAAGAAAGAAATTAGATTTTAAATTTCCTTTGATAATCATTTAATGTATCTTGTTCAATTCCGATATATCTTAATGTTTCTTTTTGCTCTGTATGATTTAGCATTTGTTGTAAAACGGCCACATCTCTAAACTGTTGATAATGGTGGTATCCATATGTTTTACGTAAAGAATGTGTCCCAATACGTTCTAACCCAAATTCTTGCGCCGCTTGATTTAATATCACATAAGCCATCGCCCTTGTGATTGGCTTATTTTTCCCATTTCTACTTTTAATCAGATATTCATTTTTCGGTTTCCCTTTTGTATAATCACGAATAGCCTTTTTTAACTCTGATGGCATCTTGATATCTTTTATTTTCTTCGTTTTCTTTTCACGTATGACGATATTCCATCCTTCTACATCACGAACACGTAAACGTAATATATCCGATATCCTGAATCCAGTATTAATACCAAGAAGAAACAGAATGTAGTTCCTCTCATTCTGTTTCTTATAGAATTCCTTTATCTCTTGGATAATCTCTTTATTTCGAATCGGCTGTACAATGTTCATACTACTTCTACCTCTTCATTTTGCGCCTTTTGTTTAAATACTTCTTTTCGCAAACTAAAAGCTAAACGTAATAAAGCTTTCCCTTTCACTTTATAATACGTCGTTCTACCTAATCTCACTGCATCCATTATGTCCGGATCATAGCCCTTCTCTTCTTCCATATAATACATATGAATGATTTGTCTTTCTCTTTTTGGCAATCTGTTCACAGCTCTATGAACCCAATTCATAAATTTATCTCTAGCCATTTCATATTGCAGCCTTTCAATCGCTATGTTTTCTGTAGAACTGTTGAATTCATTTGTTACGGATGGAGGAACAATTGAATACGATGCAGTTACTTTTGGTAAGATGTCACTTGGCATTTGAGATAAATACATACGATACTCCTCAAATACTTTTTCAACTTCATTTTTTGTCTCTTCTTCATCTAAAACAGGCATTTTAAATGATAATTGTTTATTCATATTAAATTCCTCCATTGTTATTATTTTTGTCTTAATGCTCCACGTCTACGTTCATATCGCGGTCCACGAATCCCCATTAAATCTTCAATATCACGAGTACTTAATTTCTCTTTTCGTTTTTTCTTATTTTTCTTCTTTACTTGTTTTGATTGCTTTTCCCACTCGCGTAACTGATCTCTTAGCACCTTCATTTCCCCATCTCCCTCGTATGATTAAGTTAGGTTTTTAGGGACGGGATGTACCTATAAACCCAAGGGTATCTATTTTTATGAGATACTGGTATTTGTAGATAGAGTGTTGCCGACCATCTCCCTGAATCTTTGTATTCGTGAAAAAGAGCGGTACCTCTGTCTAATAAGTAGTTTACGAATGAGTTGGATGTTGATGGCTTTTAGCCATTCTTCGTATCTCTTACGAGGTAGTAGCGCTTATTAGTTCAGGGGAGAAAAGCACTATCTAACACTAATTAAAATAGGGGTGTAAGCTATGTTCTATTTAGGTATTGATATCGCTAAACATAAACATTATGCGTCCATTATCGATCAAACGGGAAAACCTATTACTAAGCCATTTCCTTTTCAGAATCACAAAGAAGGTGGACAAACCCTTTTAAATCAGATCTACCAATACATTGAGTCTCCTACAGAAATACTGATTGGAATGGAAGCAACCGGACATTATTGGTTAGCTGTTTATTCTTTTCTACTGGATCATGGATTTTCAGTCATTGTATTAAACCCCATTCAAACCAATGCCTGGCGAAAAGGAACAGAAATTAGAAAGCGAAAAACAGACGCCATTGATGCCACTATGATTGCCGATATCATTCGATTCGGCCGTTTTGTTGAAACCCCACTTGTGGACGAAAAAATGTTCGCTCTAAAACAAATGAGCCGTTTTCGCAATGCGCTTGTAAGTAATATGAGTGATTTAAAACGAAAAGCTCTTGTCGTATTAGATCAAACTTTCCCAGAGTACCAAAGCATCTTTTCGGATGTTTTTGGTAAAACTTCTTCGCAAATCTTACTTGAATATGCCTCTCCTAGTGACTATGAACAGATATCTATTGATGATTTAACACAAATCATTGAGCAAACCAGTCGTAACCGACTAGGGAAGAAAACAGCTAACAAGCTAATGGAATTAGCCTCTAATTCGTTTGGTGTTACCTTCTGTAAAAATGCTTTTTCCTTCCAACTAAAAATGTTGATAGAGCAAATTCGTTTTATCGAAGATCAAATCAAAGAATGTGAAGACGAAATGTCACAACTTTTAATTGATTTAGATACTCCTATCATGACAGTACCTGGCGTTGGACCAATTTTAGGTGCCACTATACTAAGTGAAATTGGGGATATACACCGCTTTGACAAACCATCTAAGCTTGTCGCTTACGCAGGCATTGATGCCTCTGTGTCCCAATCTGGACAATTTGAATCATCAGGTATGTCTATATCTAAGCGTGGCTCTTCTCATTTACGTAGAGCCTTATTCCAAGCCGCTATTACAGCCCATAAACATGACCCTGTTTTGAAAGCTTTTTATGAGAAGAAACGAAAACAAGGAAAACACTACTATGTTTGTATAGGAGCTGTAGCTAGAAAGTTGTGTTACATTATTTATGCCATCCTTAAAAACAATAAACCGTATGAAATCCCTCAATATTCAAAAGAAGTTTGATACTTTTATTTTTTTACATCTCTTAGGGTTATTTGGTGCACCCTTTTTTAAGTTTCCTATTTATAAAATTCCTCTTGACTTCTCATAGTTGGTCTTTTCAAAATAAAAAGGACACCTATTCCTAAAATAGCTGTAATTGCTGCTTTAGTGAATTGGTGTCCTCTAGTTTTCTAGCCGGACTATATTTATTTGCTTTTAGCCTTCTTGCTTCCCTTATAAAATCCATATTTATGATCAACTTCTGAAATCAAAATTACAAGTACCATAATGATTCCGGCTTGTACAAAACTTTTTGCATTACTGAAGGCCACAAACATGATGATTAAGTAAAGAGCCAAATACATTCCAAAAAACTGTTTACCATTCATTTCTATTCCTCCAGTATCGCTATTTTATAATCCCAGCTTGTACAAAGATGTTTCTCCAAGCTTTATTAACTTGATACTTCTCCACTTCTTTTGTGCGACGAGCAATAGCCTTTCTAATCTTTCTTTTCTTCAAAGATTTCATTCTTCTAACCTCACTTTCTATTAATAGGATTAATTAAGTTTTCGTTATTCTATTTAAGGCTGTGATCGTTAAGATTATGTCCTCTTCTTTGAAGATAATTGATGTATTCTCCACCTCCATAGTTGTTATAACTTGCAATTATTATTTCGCTATTTTTTTTAGAATAAAAATTTTTGATTGTCATAATTAACTCTACAAATTTTATATCGAAATCTTGTCCCAATTCCCCAATCATGTATCCAATGTCATCCAATACGTAATCAGGGACTATTTCTGGATTATCAACAAAAGACCAGTAGGCATCATGCAGAAGTTTCATTTGTTGTTTTGTAGTTAAATTAATCCATTTTTCCAATTGTCTACCTGGCATAAGAATTCGTACATATCCATTGTTGTTTATTACATCGACATTTATTTTGTATTGTTTAAAGAAACGTTTGATAAATCGCATCATTTTCCGTTTATATATTTCCATATTCATTCCTCTTTTCTACAAAATAGGGGTTTGTTTTAGTTTTCTTCATCCTCCAAAGATGCTACTAATTGAACAGCTTTTTTAAATACTTCTTCATCAGTAACTGGTACGAATAATGAGATACCATCACCAACAGACATTCCAAACGTGAAATATTCTTCTTCATTATCAATTAACAAATAGATAGGAACTTCAAACCCCTCAATTTCATGTGTGATTTGAAGTGTTTTATCTGGTTCTTTCTCTTGATCTGATACATCGATTACATCTATTTTTGAAATTTTGTATTTCCCATCATTTAAAACAACTACAGCACTTTTAAAATCTTCATCAAATATACTCATGTTCAATTCCTTTCTCCCAAAGTCTTCATGTGTTTCCATTAGTTCTACACCTAAATAAACTCCGTATTTCATATCAATTCCCCTTTTCTACAAAAGGATTATTTTGTTACAAATTTCATTTTGTCGCCCAATAGAATATGCTATATGCGACTATAAGATAAATCCAAAACCCCTTAGTCTTAGCTGGTTCGATATAGTAATGATTTACAAAAGAAATAAACCTTTTCATACTTCCCGCCCTGTACCATCAAATATTATTTTCGTTTCACATTCATCACAAAAATCAACATCAATTTCTTCATCATTTGGATTACTTGTTTCTTTGCTACACATCGGACAAATTTTAACCAATCCTCTCAACCTCCTTACTAATAACGAAAAGAAATATAGTTTGGATCTACTCTATTAGTTACAAATGATTCGCTATAAAAATACTTCGGTTTAACATGAAATGTTCTGCATAGTACTTGTATTTGATTAAACGATGGGATGATTCTTGACCGCTCTATCTCAATCAACTTATTAATATCAACCTCCAATAATTCAGCAGCTTGTCCTTGAGTCATTCCGAATAAATGCCGAAGCTCCGTTAACTTTTCCCCGTTAAAATTACTCACAATATTTCGGTCCCCCCTGAATAAAACTCAATATTCCGTTCATACTAATACCGAACTACCTTCCTCAGGTAGCTTCCAACAAGTTTTTGAGCAGTTAGCTTTTGCTAGCTGCTCTTTTATTCTTTCCCTCTGTATATCGCGCTAATATCATCCGTGTTCAATGCACATGGCAGGTATACCCCATCAACAAGATCAAAAAGCATGATGAATTTTTCTTCATTCAGATAATCCATAATATCTCTAAAGCTTTCGGTACTAAAAAACGTTTGTTGTTCATCATTACTTTTAAGTGATACATATAAACTACGATAATTCCCCACTCTCATTCCCCTTTGCTACAAAATGAAATTTTTATTCAGTTTCACTTTCTTTTAATCGCTCTTTAGCTCTATTAACTACCCATTCTAGCTCCTGTTCACTTAAACCCTTACAAAAGCTGTTATCTCTATAGTTATCGGTTATTTTTCCATGTTCTATATCGAGACTCAACCAAATAGAAGCCGTTTCTAATCCCATTTCATAATGATTCATCATTCATCCTCCTCAAGTTCCGTAACAGTTATATAATTTCTAGCATTCTTCCGTTTCACTACTCGTCTCTTGTATGCTGGTGTCTTATAGAATTTAACAGTTTCAAGACGTACGCCCATATGTTGAGCGCATTGCAATATGGTCCCGACACATACGAATGATTCACCTTTATAAACGGCGTACTTCTTTACCTTCACTGTTCATTCTCCTTTTCTACTCAAATAGCGTTTTTGTTTAAAAGTCTTCTATAATTGGTATACCTTGTTTTCTATAAATCTCTATAGCTTCTGGATGTGCAAAACAAGGAGATGACCAACCCATATGTTTAATTTTTTCTGCATTTGATTCCGAATAATAAAAGAATCCCATTGTATCAACTGAAAGTATTGTTCCTGAATCTGGATCTTCATGTAGAAAACATTCTCTGTTTGGGCAAATAACATTGATACGCTGCAAGACACCTTCTACTTTTTTATATCGCTGTTTCCAGAAGAACAGGCCACAACTTGGGCAATAATGTTCTCGCATACTCTTTTCCTCCAATTAACGATTTTGTTTTACTCCTTAGCTAACTAAAACTATGCTACAATTAACCCATATTCTGTAAGGAGGTATATAACATGCTCTCACCGTACACATGTGTATCTTGTGATCAACCTCTCATACAACACGATGAACATTCGTTTATTCATTACTGTATTAATCCAAATTGTGAAGAAGCAAAACTGCACTTATCTTTGTTGAAAGAGATGGGGTTGTGAGCCCTATCTCTTTTTTATTTACAATAAAGATTTTGTTTGAATCCATTCACCAATTTCATACTTTTACATACTTTAATACTACCTTTCTGTATAATGTGAATGTGAGCTCGTCACTTTCATTATAATTAGGTATAAGGAGCGCTCTTGATTAGCGCTCTTTTTATATTTAAATTTTCTCAAATAAGAATTTTATACTGTTTTTCTCTCTATCTTTAAGCACTTTTGACAATAAAACCAAATACATGAGACTCTTCCATTGCCAGTTTCAACTCTAAACTCCCTGAACCAATGCTGACATTCGTTTTCCATTTTTATTCCTCCGTCAAATAACTATTTTGTTAAAAAACTTTTCAACTTTTAACTGGACAAGCATATGATGTACTATCACTCATAGGGTTCTCCTTTTTTCAAGAGTACATATTTGATATGTACTCTTTTTTTCATGCCTCTTTACGAATAACCTTTTTTACATTACACATACTATCCTCAAGTCAACTTCCCATGACTAAACTCTTTAAAAACGGAGCTTTACCCCTCCGGACTGTTTAGGCACACGGCAGGTAACTTAGTCAATTACCTGCCATTTTCTATTCAAATAACGCTTTTATTTGATATCATTAATTTTCAAAACAAAATGATTAGTATCTTGATAATCTAATTTTTCTTGATCCATTGACTCCACTTTTTCTTCAACTAATCTTTGGAAACCATCACCGTTCGCATCTTCAGGTATTTCAACTTCAACAAGAGTTTTATACGTTTTCGTTACTTTCACTTCTACTTGATACTTTTCCATCTTTATCCCTCTCCATTTCTTAATAAAATTCAAATTTTGTCTTACTTCACATCTACACGTGCTTGACTTGCTTCTCGACTAAATCCATCCGGATATCTTTTTGCTAGTTTTGCAATATTCATTTCAGCAATATCTTGTAACGTATATCCCAATTCGTGCGCCATAATCGATACATAATACATAATGTCTCCAAGTTCTAAGGCTAATTTATAAGTGTTTCCGTCCTCTTCTCCTGGACAATGCGATGGTTGGAAACCATGTCCATGATAAATTGCTTTTTTAACAATATCAGCCACTTCACCAGCTTCTCCTGTAAGACCTAAAGCTGCATTTGAAACACGTCCTCCAAAATCAGTTTTGTTATTCCAAGTACGTAAAGTTGCTTCCTGATAATCGTTTAATTCACCGATTGATAAAATGCTTGCAATCTGTAAAACCGTAGCTTCTTGTAAAACCTGTTCACCTTTTCTTGCTTCACTAATTAATTTAGTTGCTTCCAATACACCATTTTCCATAACGTTCATTTTGTTTTCCCCTTCCTATTTAGCAAATTCCTAATCCTATTGGACGATTTTCAATTAAATACTTATCAGCCTGATCTATTACAAGGAGCGCAACCTCCGCTTGGTGTCTCCTTAACGCTTTTGCCATCTTCGGTAAACTCATCCCTTGACTCCACATTTCACGAAAACGAACTACATCTCTTTCATCCCAAATGAAGTTAGCTTCTTCTAAAGCGATGTAAATTTTCAACCTCGATTCCTTCATCGCCTCATGATTTCTTGCTACACTCATAAGCGAACCTACTTTCTAAAAATGATTATTTTATCTTTTCAGTAAACTTAGTATCTACACGATCAACTTTACCGTTTACCCAAACCGCGACTTGCTCACCAAATCCGCTCATTGGTGGATTTACTGCTGTTACATTTCCGTCCTTTACTATTAAAAGTTTGTTGCTGCTAACATCAATTTCTATTTTTTTCATATGTCCCTCTCCTCTTTACTACCGCATGTACTCGACAACATCAGGTTTAAAACCACTTCCTAAATAAATCCTTACCGGGATAATTTCTTTTTTATCTCTTGCTGCCTTACATAACTCTTCCGCTGTATCCCAACTAAAGAATTTATCTACAGCTCTTTGAAATCTCCAAATTGCCATTACATATTGTTCAAAGATGTCATAGCGATCATCTTGCTTAGTTGTGCGTGGTAACTCATCTGTACCCTTTGCATTTCTTGGAACTTGGACACGTACATCTGTATATGTAACGCGTCCATTTCCTTTTTTTACATTGGCTTTCATTACATCAAACTCACAAATTGCTGGCTCTACATCAAAAATATTTAGTTGCTTAGGCATGTACCTTCACACTCTTTTCAAGAGCATCAAGTAACTCACTTGCTCCCGCCTTACTCAAAAACATTCGACCGCCCAACAATTCCATGTTTGATTCGGAAACTTCACCTGTTACAAAACATGACTTTTCATGTTTTCTTAAAACGATGTTTTCCCCATCAACATGAATGTCTAATGCCGTTCCTTCGGCAATCCCCAAAGTTCTGCGTAACTCTACCGGAATTACTACGCGCCCTAGCTCGTCTACTTTTCTTGAAACACCTGTATTTTTCATACCTTTCTCCCCCTTGTTAACTAGCTTTTTGTTGTTTGCTTCTTTCTAATTCTTGTTTCATTGATTCAAATTTTATTAACCAGGCTTGCCAACGCTTATCGTTCTCTTCTTGCTGTTGCTTTGCTACTTCACAGTTACAACCTTCCGTTAGAGTTACACCTGGATATGTTTCTTTACGAATAATTCCTGTATTACGACATAATGCACACATGCTTATTCCTCCTTTTTAAAATTTCGTAATCTATAATTATCCCCATACATTTCTAACATTTCAGCGTTTTCCATCATCCGACTAAAATCACGTTCTCCATACATTCCTGCTAATTCATCAATCGTAAAATTAGTAGTAAATAATGTACTTTTTCCTATACGGCTATCTACAATTTCATTTGTTTTCGTTTGTTTCCAAGTGACGCCTTCTTTATCTTTCTCTGTGAATTCCGCTCCAAAGTCATCGATAATCAAGACATCAACTTTTGCCAGAAGGGACATAAGCTTGTCCTCCGTCATTTCGCTATTTTTATTCCAAGTTGATTTGATTTTAGTAAATAGCTTATTCATTTGAATAAACATTGCACTGTGACCCTTTTTCATAAGTTCCTTAGTGGCTGCCACACACAAATGACTTTTTCCTACTCCATAATCACCCGTTATTATCATGCTTGTTGGTTCTTCTTTATTGAATGACGCAACAAAATTCATTATTGTTTCTTTTGCATCAGCTAAGTCCCTTTTGGGAGGTACATAATTTTCAAATGTAGCTTTTTTGAGTTTGTCATTTATTAAACTGTTATCAGCAAATGAATCATATAAATGAATGATTTCATTTTTCTTTTTTATAGCTAGTGTCTCTATAGCTAATTTCTGATCTTCCTTTTCTACAGATCTGCATTGAGGACAAAATTCCTCGTTTGTTTCTGTATCTATCAACATGCGTTTACTGCAAACATCTTTAAAATTTTCTTTTCCTACTAAAAATACATTCGTGCATCTATTAGGCGACAACACATATCTTTGACTAGCGTTTCTTGAAGTCGTATTTGTTGATGAAGCTACTATCTTTTTGATTGCTTGCATTAGTTGACCCTCCTTTATAAACTCCTTTTCGTTGTACAATTTTTTCATTTAAATAACTTTCGAATTTAGTTCCAAATAAAGTGATAGGTCTCAAATAGCCGCTCATTTCCGTATTATCAATCCATTGTGAAGCTTTGATGTCAATTACCTGTTGAAAATGAGTTAAATCGAATCCTTCTCTCCATCTTGCCTTAATTAAATCCTGTGTTTTTTTTGATGTATGTTTATAATTGGTATTCGCTTTCATGTTGAGATAATCAACAATTTCTTGATACGGAATAGATTGAGTGTTGTCCTGAATTGTTTCGGGACTATGTTTTTCTTTTAAATCTTTATCTAAATCTTTATCTAAATCTTTATCTATGTCCGTGACACCATCGTGACTTGTCCCGTGACTGTCCTGTGACATACCCAATTTCAATTGTTTTTGTTTTGCTCTTTGCTTTTGTTTACGTAATCTATCTTTTTCTTTAATTTGTTCTAACTTATCTAAACTCTGATGTTTTCCCCAATTAACAACATTAATGTAGTGATTTTCATCAATATGAATCATTCCAAATTTTTGAAATGTGCTTAGTGCCATCCGAACTGTATTTAATGGCCTATTAAAAATAGTTGCTAGCATATCTTCCGTATAAGGTATATTTTCGTTTAGGAAGATGTATCCACTTGCATTTATCTTTCCTGCTTGAGCTAGTAACTTAACCCAAATAATTAATAATGTGTCAGCTTCGGGCATGCTCTCAATAATTCGGATTTTTTCATCTTCAAACATGGTAGTTGAAAGTTTAATCCATTTTACGTTTACTTCAGACATAATCCTTACCTCCTTATACAAACCGCAATATGTGCTTGTCCACTTTTTATAATTCGTTGAATTCCATAATGCGGATAACCAACTTTGAAATACTGTTCAATCATCTTGTTTAATTCATTCTTGTTCTCTGCTAAGTCCCAAAACTTATTAGGTAATAGCACTTGATATTCAGTTAAATTCATGTACTATTCCCCTACTTTCCGTGGTATACTTATAACAACTTGTTTTTACTAAAGGACCCACTGCTATGGGTCTTTTTATTTTGTTTCACGTCACTCCAAGCCCATTGTTTTATCGGTTCGTAAGTAATGTAAAGCAACAATACACTGCATGCGATAAACATTGCGAATACTACTAACGATGTTGTATCTTCCACCAAATCACCTCCTTATTTATCAAACGATAATTTTGTTAAACACCTGAAATTCTGTTTTAACTAGCATTTGTTCCCACCTTTTGTGCTTCTACCCATTTAAGAAAATCTTCCGCTTTAACCCGTTTACTTTTTCCAATCACAATTGTTGGGAAATCCTTTCTCTTCATAAGTGCATATGCTGCTGATCGAGAAATATTTAAGAATTCTTGTACATCCTCTGCTTTCAGTGAGAATGGTAACTGTTTTATTTGGTACATGTTTTTAGCTCCTTTTCATTTTTTATTTAAGCCATCTTACAATTGAACTTTTTTAAAAAGTTTGACTTTCTTGAACTTCAACACCTAAAAAAAGATTATATATGTCTTCTTCTAATATTTGCGCTATTTGCATTGCATCATCTAATGTTGGAGTTGCGTAGCCAGTTTCCCAATTACTGATTACCGTTTTCTGTTTATTTATCAATGCTCCTAGTTGTTCCTGGGTAAAATTTTTACGTTTGCGAGCTTTAATTAAATTATGTCGTTTCTTTCCCATGATGACACCTCCTAAAATCCAACTTTCTTGAACTTGTTACACTCATTATATATCCAAGTTTTTTGTACTGTCAATAATAATATTTGAGTTTTTTGGATTTTTAAACAAAATTTTAAAAAACTAATGCAAAACTTTTACAAACAAAGTACAATTTAATTGTACTTTTAAATTAGAAAAACAGTTTACAGTTTTGGATATAATATATATGGGGTGAATTTATGACTATTTTAGGGCAAAGAATAAAACTTTCTAGAAAGAAACGTGGATTAACACAAGATGCATTAGCATTAAAAATAAAAGAAAAGTTGGATACGGAAACTAAAGTAACTAAAACTACAATTTCTAATTATGAAACAGGCTATAGTTCACCATCTAATGAAACTTTAGTTATCATTTCAGATGTATTAAACGTATCTGTCGATTATTTATTAGGCCGATCTGATGATCCGGAATTAAATGCAGTTCAGTTCACTGAATTAAGAAAAGAATTCAACGAACTAATTGACATGTTAGAAAAGATGCCAAAAGAAAAACAAGATATGTTACTGGATATGATGAAGGCTGCTGTAGGCCATAATAAAAAATGATTGTCAGCAATTGGGCTAACAATCATTTTTTTCTTTTTTTACTATGTTTTTTATATTCTCTACCAATTTTTTTTCATTCTCATCTGTAGTTAATGCTCCTAATTTTAACATTTCCCATAAAGTGCTCTCTAGTACATTTTCCATCCTCGGTTCCCCCATCATCCTTAATTATTCAAAAATATTAAATTGTAGAAAATGAATAACCCCTTAAACGTACGAAATGCCATTGCATCCTTAGAGGCAATGGCATTTTAATTTATTTGTTATCCTAAAGTACCTGGATCCATTTTCATTAGTTGTACTTCTTTTACTTTTCCTGTTGCTTGATTATCTTTAGTTGGTACCGAACTAATCGATAACACTGATAATGCGAGCGTACATGCAATAACTACACTAGCAATTATTTTTTTCATTCTCACTGTCCCTCACTTTAAGATATCAAAAATTTTTATGTAGAATAAGTTTCCGTCCTTTAAGAACCGGTGATATGCCTTTTTTCTCAATTCTTCATCATTCATCGCAATCGATAAATAAAAATCTTGAGTTGCAGTTCGATTGCTGATTTGATTTAATATTTTGCAAGCTTCACTGTTCTTGTTTTGACGAATACACTGTAACGCAATTTCAGCGTCGTCATGTATATATTCTAATTTTACAGGAATATTATGAATAATACAACAGAAAGCCGTTGTATTTTCCACTAATTTTCTTTTTAGTAATGATTTGTTATTCTTAATCTTTCTTAATTCTGAAAGCGATAATTCAAAAAAATACAATGCTTTATCAGGATTACTGAAAATATAACTCTCAGCAAAAATACTAAGTGCTGTAGCTTTCAATAAACGCGGAATCTCTTGTTTCTCTAGTACATGTTGTAATAATTCCCTTGCCGTTTTTACTTCGTCTTGCATTAAACTTGCATATGCACAGATTATATTTAATTCTACTTCGTTTAATGTCTTTTCTAAGCCTTTTGGCATTTCATCAATTTTCTCCTGAATAATTCCTTGGAGAACAGTTAATACATTATATGCCCCTAAATCAAAATAACCATATACACTTAAGGTATTCACAAGAATATTCACACCTGTTTTATTTAAATTCACTTTTGTGCGTAATGTTTCAATTTCTTTAAGAAACGCTCCCGATCTCAATGATTGAGTTTGTCTATCTAAACAAACTCGGAATATATCTCTATAATTATTAGTTACAGATTGTTTATAATCGTTCTCAACAAGATCATGAAGTAATTCCGTATAACCTGACTGATATAAATAATACATTGCGGTTCTTATATCAGCTTCTTTATCTGTATACTTTAAAAATTCTTGTACCACTGTCATCTTCTGTTCTTCAGAGTCAAGACCACTTAATATCTTAACTAATTTTGCGAAAGTCATAGGTACTTTTCCATTCAATGTTTTCCATAAATTTGACTGTGATAAATTTGTGATTTTTGAAAGCTTTACTGAATTTAATTCATCATCTAAAACAATACCACTTAAACTAGATACTTTATTCAT